TACTCAGGTAACAGCCGCCACATCAAACAATTAAGTGCCATCTCGGCGCGCGTGATCGACCACTTCTTCGATTGAAGATCACCGAAGAGAAGCCATGAGGCGATACGCTCCACAGAGTCCGACTTGCGAATCTCGTCGCACAATGATTCTGTGAGCACCTCCAACTCCCCACGCTCTTCCTCGGTTAGGTCGAAAGGTACGTACTTTTCCGTAATGCGCTTGTCCACCGCTTCTTGTAACTTCTCTGGGGTGTCCGCATGGAACACCCGATCTTCAGATGTTGGACAATACTTGACGGCCAATGCATCCTCTTCAGTAGGAATCCCAGGTGTCGAGTCGGCATCAGTAACCAACGACACATCCTGCAATTTGGACGCCAGAGATGGCCCGTAAATCTGCTCATCTGCGGTGGGACCTGCCTGGTCGTCTACTGGCAGGTGTTCTTTAATCAGCCGTTCGAACACGCCCTCAGGCAGCGTCGACTTAAAGTGATCCAACAGTTCGGCACTCAGCTGCGTTCGACCAAGGAACGAGCCTTTGTTGAGCGTAAACGTCCTATTCCTTAGGACGGCGGTGCGACCACCGCAACAAATCCACTGACTGCTAGAAGCACTGTAGTCTGCTGCCGCACTGGACAGCAAGGCTGCAAGATATGGCCAGATCTCAAAGATCGCCTGCTTGTACAGCGTATCAGTACGTATCTTGTCTCCTACGATGGAATTGGATCTCATATTGCAAAGCTGAATATTGCCATTGTGGACCGTGTCCTTGGCATGCGTGACCGCGCCGACAGTGGCCGAAGTCACTGCCTCAGCATACTGCTGTGCGGTAAGGCAAACCTCAACGGTTACGCTGTCGTCCATCCCCACGAAATGCTGGATGCCATTGAGACACCATTCTCCAATAGATTGTGTGGGGCGACATGCGTCGCATCGGCTAACTGCAATCTCGATGGTCCAATAACCCTCATCCGTTCCCGCCCGCCTGTCCTTGATGAACTGCTCAGGGCTCAAAACTTCCAGGAACTGCTGGTGACAGTTTAAACACACACCTTTGGTGTTGCCTGGGGCGGGACGCGCTGTGATTGCAACCATGACTGGATGTATCGCAAGCGCGGGTGGTAGCCAACGTAGACAAAAAGGTCTACGCACGTGACACTCTATTCACGATTCTGGTCCGTACAAGTTAACTCCAGAAGACCGGGGACTTCTTGAGCCAAA